TTCCTCATACTTCTTCGACCAGATGGATGCGATAACCGATTCTATCGGGGTATGCCAGTCAGGAATAGTACTCCCCCTGAGAGAGTCCAGGAGCCTATCCCGAACCTCAGCCTCTACCTTTACCTCTGCCTGATTTCTCCCCAGCAGAGCACGGACAAAATTATCAACAGAATCAGTAACCGTATTAGCCGAGAGATCCGAGATAACTCGTCTCGTGAAAGTCTCAGCACTATACGTGTTTAGAGGGAGATAGACATCACAATTGATACTCGCTGGCACATTAACCGAGACCTCTCCTACTCCTGCAGGAAGTACGAAAGTACCTCTCGACACCGTCTTCAACCTGACTGATTCCGTGCCATAGACAAAGTAGTAGAGGCCTGGGACTGTTAGAGAGTCGTATCTCCACTTCTCGCCTGCCACCCTGATCAGTCTTCCTATCTCGCACTTACCAGCCTCGCACTTATCAGGGGTTCCCTCTGCACACTGAGCACTGATAACCTCACAGTTCTCGTATCCGCCCGAGCGCGGTGATCCGTGGGCGAGAACAGTGAGGTCGGTATCGAGGAGAGTAGGCTTGATGTACGTATGAGAGACCGGCTTATATCTGTATCCGCCAACATCTTTCTGACCGATCGTCTCAGAGATCAGACTGTTCCTGCTCTCAGTCAGGGAAAGCTCTGACCCCCCTGAGAAGGTGATATTTCCCAAGGTGTGAGAGAAGATCTTCTGACTCTGACGGTTAGGAAACTCAAAAGTTACCTTTGCGCGTCTGAGAGAGAAGGCTGGGGAGACATCAGGCTTCCTGCTAGACCTATCCCAGGTGCTGTTAGACGATATCATACATATCCTCGTAGGTATATGTTAGCGTGCTAAAGTCGACCACGGAGGTCAGGGAGACAATACAGCGGTAGAGCCGGAATCCGGTAGTCGAATCCGGTGCCTGTAGGGGCTGAGAGGAGGTCTTAGCCACGATCTGAGCGTAGTCATATGAGCAGGTATTAGTTTCCAAGTTCTCAGTTCCCAGGAATCTTCCGCACAGACCATCTGTCGCCCCTATGATGTCCGGGTAAATAGACATCTGCTTGATATCGAGAACGGGGACATCGACAACAAAGTCGAGCGCGAGTATCTGCCTCAGGAGTGTTACGTGATCAAGGTTGTTCCCTAACCCAATAGCGGACGGATAAACTTCATCCTCAACTACTGTCTTTAAGCTCTCAGCCAGCGTATCAGTAAATGTTGTTGTCGCTCTCGGATTCCAGGTCACGTTTACAACAACCTCGACAGGGAGGATTGTCGGCGTCGCGAGGTAGACCTTCACATCGAGGGGTACGCGGTCTCTGATGGACTCTAAGAGCTGCTGCTGCGTAGCAACGCTGAGCGCCGATCCGTTGTCGGCTCCAGCGACAATGAAGATTCCTCTGGAGTTTTCACCAAACCTCTCTTCGTAGGGCAGGACACGCACGAGAGTAGCCTCAGGGGCCACTGCGCTCACCTCAGCCTCGAAGTCAGCTCGGGAGGTGAGGTTTCTCCGGCCAAAGAGTTCGAACGCCCTGATCTTCATCTCTTCTACCGTCTCTAGATCGGTTCCGCCTTCAGCCGCCGTATTATTTACTACCGAATCTAGGCCGAGGAAATTTCTCTCCACCCTACCGATCGATCCGGCCGGCACATTATACCCTGTCCCCCAGCGCTCCGACTGAGCGATTACCGTCGCACTAGATTCGGTCATGCTCAGTTGGGTCTGGGTCAGATAGACTTGACCGCCAGTAGCGTAGACACGAGTGCCAGCGGGTATGGTCACAGGACGATTGTACCCTGGTACGCGATAAAAGGTGATCTCAACCAGAGCCCTGGATCCGATCCTTCTCTGGATGCCGAGATTTCTCAACCACTGAACCGTAACTGCCTCGGGAAGAGAGTTAAGGTAATAGAGTAACTCCGCTTGAGCGAAGCCCTGACCTTCACTGATGGCGGCTAGGGGCGATGCAGGCGTGAAGTCGGTAATCTGCCCACCGGATTCAATGTGAATCCGGGATTGTATAGCCCGGACAATATCATTGACATTTCGGCTATCAAGCTGAAGCGGTAGTAACGGGCCAAATATCTCTGTTGCCATATCTAGAAGGGTGTTGTACGGGGGCGGACGGACGCAGGCAAGCCGTTGCCCGGATCAGCGTTGGGGGTCTCGGGAACAGGAACAGCCAGATCTACCGCTGTGTATCCGTTCATATCGACGATAAGGCTAGCAAGGTCGTCAATAGCGTAGAGAGCCTGGTCGGCGGAAGACAGGCCGCCAATATCGCGTAAGGTATCAAGTGTTCCGAGGCCGGCCACAGAACGCGAGACATTCCGGATATCTGATATATCCGCCCGAGACAATAGAGAGGCGAATCCGGGCCGGAGCAAGTCGTCTAGGGGCTGGAGAGTAGCATATCCACTGTATCCCTCGCTCACTGACTGCACAATACTAGCAGGCAAATCGTCTGCCGTATACCCCATGCCCGGATAAGCTATATCCTCGAAGTACTGAGCCGGGGTAAGATAACCTGTCGGGAACGAGATACCTCTCTCGTCCTTATCGAGAGATACGCTGTCAGAGAGATCGATACGCGTGCCTGCAGGCAACTTATCCAGCTTTGCCAGGGGCACACTTGCTGCCATCCGAGACGAGATCTCAAGGTCGGGTACAGTAGAGATCAGGGTGTTGGCTAAGCGGTTGGTATCGATACCCGTCTCGCTCATTACATACTCGATCGCATCGGTAAGCGACGTCTCGTACGAGCCGATCTCATTATACGCCTCTAGAACCAGAGGATAGAGATCTTTTGCTACCTCCTGGATGCTCTTACGACCCAAATCGATATACTTCGAAAAGCTCTCACCTCTTTCATACTCAGTTTCTAAAGCGGACTGAAAATCACCCACTCTCATCTTATCACGTATAATCTCTGAGGAGATAATGGGCGTAAGAAAACCCATAACCGACCCTCTTCGCACCTGATTAGCCACCTCAGCGTATCGGTCCGCCGAACCGTAGGCAACAGCGGCTAGCCCGGATACCGTAGACCAGGAGTCGGTAAGATACGTGGACAAGCTAGAAAATCCTCTCTCTAACCTGCTTTCAACGTTGAAAGCCCAGTAGAGAAGGAAAATCAGGATCGTGGAAGCTACAGTACAGACGCTTACGACATCGTTGCCGGGAGAAGAACCGTTCATCGGCGATGCGGCCGAAGGAGAGCTGGTAACCAATACCGCTGACGGTCGAGCTTGGGTAGCCGATGCATCTGGCAATCCCATCGAGCTTGGGGGATCTTGTATCAATAAGCCGATAAACGCCAATCTCTTTGCTGGCAATTACCTTGACCTTGATATCACGAATCCGGATAATCTTCCAGTACCTGTACCAAATCCCAACGATGTTTCGGCCGGCTTCTATAGAGAAATTCGCATCCTATTGCGGTTTGTCGGCACTCCCCTGCAGTCGTTTACCACCTATTTCGATTACGATGTTGATTGGGGAAGCGCTGGAGCTGACCCCAGCACTTATGCTGAGACCGGAGCGTTAGTGTTAGTCGAACTCTGTGCCTTTGGTCCCAGCCCAAAGTGGCTCGGTCGAGTCTTGTGGTACAGACAAGAAAGTTAACCTACACATAGCTAAAACCCGTTGAAAGCCAAATAGAAGAACACATCCTATTTGTCTGTGGACAAGATCGTATTTAGCAACGGTAAGACCGTTTCGAGCTCCTACCTAAACGAAGTTCAAAAAGCTTCAAAGTTTACTGGTGATACTCGTACCGATTATTATTCTGATCCTACCTCCGGCGATGAGGCGGGCTGGGAGATCGGACAAAGAGATGGCATTAAAGACTGGGAAATCGCCGACCCCCGAATCGATCAAGAGTCGGCTCTAGGCCGTACCGCTCATGACGGCATTGTGCTGGGCTGGGACGAAGCGACTTCGTCGGTGGTTGTTCCTGGAGTACCTGCGACCCGTCCTGCTGGAGCAGGCGGCATCGGCGTCACCGTCGAAGCGGGAAGTTTTATTAGTCGTACAGGAAATCAGGTTTCCTGGTCCCGTCAAACAGTACAGATTCTGAATACTGGAGCGAACAGCGTCTCCTACCTCTACGTTCTCGATGACAGCAGCGATCCTCTAACCGTCTCGATCGGCAACTCGCTGCCTAGCGTAACCGAAGCTCATATTCCCCTCGCTAAAATTACCCTCAACTCCACAGGAGACGGCTTAGCCACCGACCCTCTAACCAACGAGGTAGTCGGTACGGGTTACATCGATTTGAGGCCTAACACCTTTGTCGGCAATCTTAATACCTATCCTCAAAACCTAACTAACACTCCCATTCAATCAGCCAACTATACCGCCAGATCTTGGGACCGAGTAATCGCCGATACCAGCAATGGCAGTATTATCATTACACTTCCGGAGTCCCCGAGCGACTCCGATCGCTTCGCTGTAGTAGATATCTCTGGGACGTTCGACCGGTTCCCCCTAATCTTGCGGATCAACCCTACAACTTCTGAACTACTTAACAACTCCTCTGACGATTGGATTGTCAACATTCGCGACGCTCACCTCGAGTTGTTCTACCACCAGGCCACTGGGCAGTGGAAGTTTGAGGAAGCTCCGGGGTCTGAGTGCAACCCTGTGCTCGGAACCTTCCTCTCCTGTGGTGGCCGAGAGTATATCGGAGATCGAACCGCCCTAGAGTGCCCGGATGGCGCTCAGTTGCCTTCTCGCTACCCCGAACCAAGCGCAGGCGTCTATAGCTTCGAGCCGTCTCAGAGCGATCCGACCCTAGGAAAATGCTACAGAGTGTATACGAACACCGTTGCTCTCTACGCGAATGGTACTGGCGGTCTGATCAGCTTCGCCGCCGCCCCTCGCTGTACGCGAGATCTGGCATCTTCTGTAACTTCCGTAACGCGTAATACGATTTACGTCGACCCGAGTATCGGTGATGATTCGGTCGGCAACTCTGGCATCGAATCCAATCGCCCTTTCCGCACGCTAGAGCGTGCGTTGATCGAAGCAGTCCGCGAGTCACGTCGGAGCGGTCAAGCCAACGATCGTTACGACCGAGTGATGATCGAACTCGCCCCCGGCGACTACTATGTCGATAACAGCCCGGGCTTACTGGTTACTCCCACCCTTACCGATGAGACCGGCCTCATCCAGCGCGTAAGTACAGGGTATAGTATCGGTAGTGTGTCTCAGAGCGATAGGGTCGTCCACCTCACCATCGATGTTGATGATCCGGTCTCTAATCAGCCACCACGTTCGCTGAATCTCGGCCGTGTCATCTATAGTGAGTCAGGAGGTGTGGGTAATATCTCACGCATTGAGAAAATCTCAGCATCTAACTCCAACTGGATTGTCACCCTTGAATACGTTCAAGGAACATTCAGTATCAACGATGAGCTGTTTTACGACAATCTTGCTGCGGTGAACCCTCAGACCGGTGGCCTCATTGTGCCTCGCGGGATCAGCATCGATGGCACCGATCTCAGGAAGGTACGTCTCCGCCCTATGTACGTTCCCGAGCTAACGCCCGTCCAGAACGACCCGCAGACGGAGAGAACAGCCATCCTAAAAGTGACGGGCGGTACCTACATCTCTCTACTCACCTTCACTGATAATCCGCAATATCCTCGCTCTCATAATACCGTAACCTCAGTAGCTTTCGCCTCTCAGGCGGAAATCAATGGCAGTAGTAGCGAATCTCCCTACTACAGCCGCCTCAACAGCCTGTTTAAAGATATTGATGGCTGGGGGTCAGAGGGCCTAGAAGCGATCCCTGCTGAAACCACGATCGTTGCTCCGATCGCCGGGACCAAGATCAATAGGTCTCAGGATACTGAGGAGAATCAGACCGGCCTTCTCGTAGACGGTGGAGACAGCCGCGCAAATGCGCCAGTGGCCTATCCTGGTGCGACCAGGATCCGAGATACGGACGGGTCAATCTTGCCCCTTCCCGACATCAACTCAACCCGCTCAAGCTCTCCGTATGTGTTTAACTGCTCCGTCCGCTCTATCTTCGGCCTTAATGGTCTCTGGGCAGACGGTGGTCGTGTGGCCGGCTTCAAGTCGATGGTTACGGCAAACTTCACCCAGGTATCTTTGCAGACCGACCCCAACTGCTACCTGCCTACCACTTATTTCCAAGATCCTCCGATCAATAAGGAGACAGGGTCCGGTAAACAATATAAGACATCTAGCTCTGATCCGTTTAAGTACCGTCACTTTGGTATGCGGGGCAGTAACGATGCGACGATTCAGATCGTGTCCGTATTCGTTATCGGTAACTCCGACCACTTCGTCTCCGAGTCCGGTGCGGATCTGTCGATCACCAATTCCTGTTCGGACTTTGGTGACATTTCACTCCGAGGCATTGGGTATAAGTCCAAATCGTTTAGCCAAGATGAGAGGACCAGCGAGCCTGGATATGGAGGCACCCGGATCACCCAAATCATCCCGCCACTACCGTTAAGCTATAGCCCGTTGGCGGATGGCACTCCGCCTACACTCGAAGACGTAGAGATCAACACCGGTCTAGTAATCGACTACAATAAAACTTTGAGCTACGTAGTTAATAATAAAACATCTCAGGATGAATCACCAAGTACCATAAGAATTTACGTTCAAAACTCCAACGTAGCTAGTCAACTATCTCTTTCCCGCCCCCCTAGCGCCAACGACATAGCTTTCGGCCAATACACATACACTCGAAAAGTATCTGATACGGCATGGGAGTTATCTGGTGGCCCCGGACGACCAAACCGTAAACGTATCTACGTTAACGGGTTTGACGAAGTAGGCAACTCTATACTGTATACGGGGGATATTCAGCTAGCCGATCCGTCTGGTTCTGGATTCAAATCTCTAAACGATAAATCGAAAATCTTCGTATGGGACCCAACTCCTGCCGACATCGACGGAAACGGACAACCCGTAGTTGGCCCAGGAGCCTGGTACGTTAATGTTCGGACTATAGATGTATTGGAAGAGACCACCGATCTGGACGGTGACGGTTACTTGCTGAAAAGATTCGACTACGCGTTTAGGTATAAACTCCTAAGTAATCCTAGTCAACAACAAGCCGTCTTCGCCTCTCTCGACTTTATGTTTAACCGTTCAGCGGTTAAAATTGTCCGTGCAATTGATCGTAGACGGGCGGAAAACCGAGTTTACCGGACGGTACTGGAAGGATTTATCAAAGAGAACTATGGTATTCGTCGTCCTCAACCCTATTACGTTGTTGAGAAACAACTAGGGGTTTCGGGCTACCCGTTAAACGGATCAGTGGAATTAACAGCCGACCCGTTAACCGTAACCCAGGTTCTTGGTTATCGGGAAGTCTACAAAGACGCCGAACCAGTATCCAGTAACGGCAAATTCATTACGTACCTGACTCAAGGTACTCGTGCCCGTGACGTATTCACGGGTGACTTCTACCCCGACCTTGACACCGATCACCCCGAACTTACCGAAAACCCAGACAATTCCATAACTAAAATCGCCCTGGAGTTGATGAAATCCAGAACGGGGGTGTACTTTAGCTCTGACCTGATTCCTTCCGTCACACCGATTACGGTTAAGACGTCGCTTAGTGCGAGTACGACCGGGATTAGGATCGGCCTGCGTCGACCGTCCGTAATCCGGGCCAGCGGCCACACCTGGGAGTGGACTGGATACCTTAACTACGATACGGCGTTTCCGACATTCCAAGGCGACCCTCTGGAACAAGATTACGCGTTGGGTAAGATTATTGTTGAGGAGAATGGTGGTCGTGTATACGCCACTGGTATGAACGAGGAAGGTAGTTATTACATTGGGACGACGGTATTTGATCTACGATCCGGCGAACAATTCGCGATTCCTTTGGCCGCTGAAGGAGAAGCGGGGAATGTTACAAATCAAATCCTAAGTAACGTCATTGTCCGCAACACCCTGCTCATGCAGGATGGTTCGAGCTTGGTGATGGGGAATGGCACAACGTTGTTCTTAAGCAATGACACGGAGTTTAAGTCGTTAACGACTGGCGACATAGTCGCATCTAAGAATCCGCCAGCCGTATACGCCAGTACGGCTAAGGCAGGATTGGTGCAGTTGGCTGATAGTTCTATGATTCGCGGTGCGAAGGGTAGTGCGTCGACTGGTGTTAGCGACAAGGCGGTTGTCACCGCTCTGGATTTGGCAAACGAACTAGACATCCGGTTCAATAGTAGTGTGGCTGGTGGTAGTGGTGTAACCGTAACATCTAGCTCTGTTGAGTTGCCTGGTGGTGACCCCGGTGATCCAAGCGACAATATCACACAGTTCGGTATTAACATCGGCTTACCACTAAATACCGAAATCGTACCGTTTGCGGGGATTAAACTAGGGTCTGGAACCTCTCAACAGATCACGTCTACTGTTACCTCCAATGTCGGGATTAGCAAGACACAAGGGTCTGATGAGAAAGTGGCGACGGAGAAGGCGATTGCGATTTTTGTTCAATCGTTTGTAAACCAAGCAATCCCTATCGGGGCGATTATTATGTGGTCGGGCTCTACCGCACCAACAGGTTGGCAACTTTGC